AGGTGAAATTGGTTACCCATATATTATGTTCTCAGATACTATGAATAAGAAGGCTCCTGATGTTTACAGAGATAAAGATATGAAAATTTATAACTCTAATCTTTGTTCTGAAATTGCTCTTCACAATTCAGAAGAAGAGTCTTTTGTTTGTGTACTTTCGTCAATGAACTTACTCCATTATGACGAATGGAAAGATACTGACGCTGTTGAAACCATGGTTTATTTCTTGGATGCGGTTGTTACTGAGTTTCTTACGAAAATTGAAGAAATCCGAGATAATGGTACAATTGAAGGACAAAGAGCGTTCTTTTACTTGGAAAAGGCATATAATTTTGCAAAGAGACAAAGAGCTTTGGGATTGGGAGTATTAGGATGGCATTCATTACTACAATCTAAAAACTTACCATTTGATACTCGAGAAACTGCAAGATTGAATGTTGAGGTATTCAAATTGATACAGGATAAATCATATAAAGCATCTTCAGAATTAGCAGAAATGTTTGGAGAACCTGAAACATTGGTTGGTTATGGTAGAAGAAATGTTACTTTGAATGCTATTGCTCCTACAACATCGTCAGCATTTATTTTAGGACAAGTATCACAATCTATTGAACCAATTTGGTCTAATTGTTATGTGAAAGATGTTGCGAAATTGAAAGTAACAATCAAGAATCCTGTGTTGAAAGAACTTTTAATTAGTCTAAAAAAAGATACTAAAGCAACTTGGGATAGTATTAAGAAAAATGACGGTTCGGTCCAACACTTAGATTTCTTGACAGATGAACAAAAAGAAGTTTTCAGAACGTTTGCTGAAATCAATCAGGCATCTATCATCAACATGGCTGCAGTACGTCAAGATTATATTGACCAAGCTCAATCGTTGAACCTAATGATTTCTCCCGACATGCCAACTAAAGATGTCAACAAACTTTTGATTGATTCTTGGCAATTAGGTGTCAAAACATTGTACTATCAACACTCAATGAATTCTGCTCAAGCATTTGCTAGAAAGAAATTAAATTTGAATGACTTACAGTGTGTTGCTTGTGAAGGATAAAACCATCACAAACCAATAAAATTGGTTATAATGCATGAAAATCCCATCACGAAAGTGTTGGGATTTTTTATTACAGATAATTTTTTGAACGATTATATTTATGAGATATGGCAAATGGTAAAACATACGGTATTCAATTCCCCTTTGTAGATTCAACTACAGGTAAGTATTTGGAGTTAACTCAATATACTGCAGAGGAAATACGAGCAAACCTAATCCACCTTTTACTAACTCGTAAGGGTTCAAGGTATTTTTTACCTGATTTTGGAACCGCATTATTAGAGTACATTTTTGAACCTTTAGATGGTCCAACTTTCAAAAGTATTGAAGCGGAGATTAGAGATTCTGTAGAAAAATACATGCCGAATTTACAATTGACCAATATATCCATAACGGCACCTACAGGTGAAGCCGCGGGTTTGACTGCTACCGAAGCTGGTAATGTCATCGACCCAAATGTTAGAACCTATAACAATGATGTTGGAGAGTACACCGCAACTGTCAGAATTGATTATTCAATAACCAATGATGTTTTCAACACAAAAGATTTTATTATAATCAATATTTAAGAGTATGGCAGAGAGAAGAATTTCCTATACCGTCAGAGATTTCCAAACAATTCGTCAGGAATTAATAAATTATACAAAAACTTATTATCCGGACCTTATTGATAATTTCAATGACGCATCATTATTTTCAGTATTCTTAGATTTGAATGCTGCGGTTGCTGATAACCTACATTATCACATTGATAGAAGTATTCAGGAAACTGTACTTCAATATGCCCAACAACGTTCTTCAATTTATAATATTGCGAGAACATATGGATTGAAAATTCCAGGTCAGAGACCTTCAATCGCGTTGGTGGATTTCTCTATAACTGTTCCAGCTTTTGGTGATAAGGAAGATGAAAGATATTTGGGTATACTAAGAAGAGGTTCACAAGTAATTGGTGCGGGGCAAGTTTTTGAAAATTTACAAGACATTAATTTTGCCTCACCATTCAATCAAGATGGATTTCCTAATAGATTGAAAATCCCCAATTTTGATGCAAATGGAAACTTGGTTAATTATACTATTACAAAAAGAGAGCCTGTTGTAAACGGAATAACAAAAGTTTTCAAAAGAGTAATCACACCTAATGATGTAAGACCATTCTTTGAATTTTTCTTACCTGAAAAGAATGTGTTGGGTGTTACCTCAATCATTCAAAGAGATGGGACTTCTTATTCAAACGTACCAACAGCTCAAGAATTTCTTGGTGCCCAAGGAAGATGGTATGAAGTACAAGCCTTAGCTGAAGATAGAGTTTTTGTTGAAGACCCAACTAAACCATCGGATAACCCATCAATAAAAGTTGGAAAGTATATTCAAACTCAGAATAGATTTATAACTGAATATACTCCTGAAGGTTTTATTAAATTAACTTTTGGTGGTGGTACAAACACTGCGGAAGACCAATTGAGAGAGTTTACAAGTTTTGATGTTCCTTTGAAAATCCAAAGATATCAGAATAATTCAATGTCATTGGGAAATACACCACAAGCAAATACCACATTGTTTATTCAATATAGAATTGGTGGTGGTTTGGCAACTAACTTAGGAGTGAATGTTATCAATCAAATTGGTGCGGTTGATTTCTTTGTAAATGGTCCTTCTGATATCTTGAACAATACTGTTATCAATTCTTTGGCGTGTAATAACGTTACTGCGGCAATCGGAGGTGCAGGATATCCATCGACTGAAGAAGTTAGAAATTATGTAACATTCAATTTCGCAGCACAGAACAGAGCGGTAACTGTAAACGACTATGAGGCAATCATAAGAAATATGCCAGGTCAATTTGGGGCTCCTGCAAAAGTATCAATTACCGAAAATAATAATAAGATAAATGTGAATATTTTATCTTATGACCCAACAGGAAACCTTACATCTGATGTTTCACAAACCTTGAAACAAAACTTAGCAACATATCTCTCAAATTATAGAATGTTGAATGATTATGTTTCAATTGGTTCTGCTCAAGTTATTGATTTGGCGGTTGATACTCAGGTGGTATTAGATGCATCACAGAATCAGGGTGTTGTAATTTCCAATATCATTGATAGGATTACTACTTTCTTTAGTTCAACTTTACGTGGACTTGGTGAAGATATTTTAGTTTCCGAATTGAATAGAATTATTCAATCTGAAAATGGTGTGGTTAGTGTTGGTGAATTATCTATCTATAACAAAGTAGGTGGACAATATAGTTCGGCTCAAACATCTATGGCATATTCTGATAGTACAACTAAGAAAATTGCCCTTGTGGACAACACGATATTTGCAGAACCTAGTCAGATTTATCAAATCAAATTCCCACAGAAAGATATTACTGTTAGAGTTAAGAATTATCAGACCACAAACTTCTCATAACCTCATTTATTTTTCCTTAAGGTTCGACTACTTTTTATAAAATAGTCCATAAACTATTTATGATAGAAAGTCACAATTAATGTCAAAATCTGTAAGAGTACGTACACAGGTAGGTGTTGATAAACAAATCAACCTCCAATTAGACCAAGACTTTGAATCCTTAGAGATTTTATCACTCAAGGTTCGAAGTGAAGAAGTGTACACAAGAATGTGTGCAGATTATGGTGTTGTGGTTGGTAGAGTGTTCACCAATGGTGGTTTTGGTATTCCAAACGCAAGACTTTCAATTTTTGTTCCACTTTCTCAAATAGATGAAGGGAATGAATTTATCACGGAATTGTATCCTTATACTTCAGAAACTGATGTAGATGCTGAAGGTTATAGATATAATTTATTACCTAACGAATCCCAACATAGTGGTCACATTCCTGTAGGTACTTTCCCAAGTAGAAACGAGGCTCTTACAAATCCTGCATGGATTGAAGTTTATGACAAATATTACAAATTTACCGTAAAGACAAACGGTAGTGGTGACTTTATGATTATGGGGGTTCCTGTTGGAAGCTACACCTTAGTAATGGATTTGGACCTATCAGATATGGGACCATTCTCAATGTCACCTCAAGATTTAGTAAGAATCGGTAGAGCAACAACTGAACAATTGGATGGTGTGAATTTTCCACAATCCTCAGATTTAGGTAGTTTACCTCAGATTGTCAATATTAACAAATCAATCAACGTACAACCATTTTGGGGTCAACCTGAAATTTGTCAAATCGCCATTGCTCGTGAAGATTTTAATTTGGGTGAGGTTGGTATTACTATACAACCCACAGCCACATTCATGGGTTCGTTGTTGACTAACGTAAATGACAAAGCAATTTCTTCTAATTGCCAACCTCCGTCAGAAATGGGGGACCTTTGTAATATGACAACAGGTGCGGGTGAAATTATCGCAATCAGACAAACCATATTCCAAGATACAAATGGTCGTCCAATACTTGAACAGGCACCATTACCGCAAGGAGGTAAATTAATTGATGAAGATGGAACTTGGGTGGCTGAGGTCCCTATGAACTTGGATTATGTGACAACAAATGAATTTGGTGAACAAGTACTAAGTAATGACCCAAGAGTTGGTGTTCCAACTAAAGCTAAGTACCGTTTCAAAATTAAATATAATCAATCACCATCCTTAGAATTATCTGAAAATAGGAGGGCTTACTTTTTAGTTCCAAATGTCAAAGAATATGGATGGACTAGGTCAGATGTAGACCCGGCTTATAATGTGAATCCCGCATCGACAGCTTATCAAGATTTTCAAAAATCTTACTATTTTGGTTTAGATTGGGATGGGTATGCTAACGTTCAGGATGCGATAGATTGTAAAGATACGTTTTATGATTTTCAATACAACAAAGTATATACGGTTTCTGGTCTAATTGACCAATACTATCGAGGATTGAATAGGGGAAACTTTACTGGTGTAAAAGAAATTACGGATAACACTTGTGCCACTGAAAATTATAAGTTTCCGGCTACTGATGGTGTAAGGAACTTTGATTTTTTATTTTTCATTGTAAATCTTTTACTTGTAGTTTTTTCACCATTAGCCTTAGTATTGATTCCAATATTACACCTGTTAGCTCAGTTTTGGCCAATTGCTAAATGGGTAATAACCGCTGCTTTAGTTGCTTGGTTGGGTTATAATGGTGTCATCAATATAGTGAACGCGGTTGTTTCATATCCGGCATTTGGTTTTATGGCGGTGAGTGTCATATGGGCGGCAGCTTGGTTTACGGCATTAGGTGTTTTTATCAAACAAGTTGCACCATTGTTGACAAGTTTCAATTTACAAACATTCAAACTCCCAATGTTATCTTATCCAACATGTGAGGCTTGTGAGTGTTCAAATAAGGATTTAGATTTACCAACAATTGGTGCAAATCTTTTTGGAGGTCAAGATAGTAAAGTAGGTGTTCAAAAAATTGGTAACTACAGAATATATTCAAGAACATCAACATCTTCATTAATTTCGTCGAATTCACCGAGTCTTTGGGGTAATCTTTTGGGAGATGTTAATTCAAGTGAACCTGTTGGTATCGACCCAGACTTATATAGTGGAAATGCCAACAAACAACAAAACAAATATACTGCGGATTTAAGTGGTTTTTATTATGGATTGGCGGGTTATCCAATAGTGGACCCTTTTTACGTTGTACCGAGTAATAATAATTCAACAAGTAATAATGAATATGATAGAGGTAAAGTTGCTGGTACTCCAGTCGTAAGAACTTACGCGGATAATGATAATAAAGGGATTGTTGCTCGAGATATTACTTTATCACAATCATTAAATTTAATGAATTTACGTGAAAGATATTTTGAAAATAGTAATGTCATAACTACAACAATTAATCCAACTACAACAAGTTCTCAAAGTTTTACTGATATGCCAATGATATTGGTGTGTCAACCTGGTACTACATTAACTCCTGGTCAATTATTGACCTTTAGAGACCCCGATAATCAATTTGACCCCAATATTACAGGACAAACTATTAACCAATTTGGTACAGAATCTATCACAGGTACTTCATTATCTGGCGTTAATATATCAACTAACATTTCTTATATCCAACCCAATGGAACTGTTTCTACAGCTCAAGTATTCTTGAATTGTGTAAATGAAGAAAGAAATTATCAATTTAAAACAGGACTTGAATATTTCCAAGTTATAGGTGCAGATACTGCTGAATCTGTATATAATAACTTGAGTCCAAATACATCTCTTCTGAGAAAATATTTGTTCGATAAAGAACAACAAATTACATATATACAAGCAAATGGAACCATACGTTCGGTGGTATTAAATCCATTTTTCTCTATTGGTGATACATGGAAAGAACATGTCATTGTTTTCTTAACAAGAGGTGTCGACCCATGGACTGAAAAACAAGAAATATCTTACGATTTATCCAAATTATATGGGTATTCCTTAAACAGCCAAACAATTGGAACTACAGGTTTATTTCACTTGAATGTACCTATCCAAGAGAATAGTGGTTCAGGACAATGGTATACTAATTACAAAACCCCTGAGGCACATAGTGTTCCATATAATACTTCTAAAATTTTCTTCCCGCCATTCAATTTTGTTCCTGATTCAACTTCGTATCAATCTGTTGCTACTTATCAACCAAGATTTTATTCATCATTAGATAAATCTATTACGAATTTTAGACCGTATAATGGTGATAACAGTATGGGTACTTACTTGAATTCTAATATATCTGATTCAGGTGTTGGACAACAAAAAATAAAGTTTTTTAACAATGATTATCAAGGGGTTGTTGAAGGTGGAAGTTTGATTGCTTCAACAACATATGGAACACAGGAAACTTTGACCAGTATGACCGCTAGATTATACTCACCCTCTTACAGAGTTTTCCCACAATTACCAATTACTAATATCGGATTTTTAGGTACTATAAACAATGCTAAACTTGTTATGAGGTCGGACCGTTTACCGAGTTCTGACGGATTTCAAGTTACAACATGGGATAAGTACCAAAATGGTGGAAACACTATGTTATTACACCAAAACGACAATTTTACAATTTATACAATAGGTGATGCTGGACAAAACACATTGGTAAGACCATTTAGTTTTGATTTAGGTATAGGTACTCAATATGAAAGTAGTGGATTAAATAACAATTTTGATAAAGTAATTGATACCTTCAGTTGTAATGGAATGGTTCCTTTGAAGTGTTATGATGTAAATGCTAATGGAGAATTAGAAATTTTGGACCCTTGTCCTTATAATGAAAATCCTGTTAGAGTGGAAGATGGTTGTTATGATTTATTATCACCAGATGAGAATGGTAATTTCTTGAGAACAATTGTTCCAGCAATCCAAAACTATTTTGAATGGGCTCAAAGATTTAGATTAACATTTGCTATTTGTAGAGGTGTATTTTCACACATTTTTGTAAACTCATGGGTAAATGGTTCTTTATATGCATTTCCATTTACGAATAAACCTGTTTTTGATAGTAATAACAAGCTTCAGGTTAGACAGAAAAAGTATATAGGACCTGTTCCATATATTGATTACACTTTTTGTGGTGATACAATAGCCTTTGAAGAAAGTTCAAATAATTTTTATTACCGTTCTAGTCCATGGAATGGTACTGAGTTTATCGGAAAAAAATCACCTGTATCTACAGGAACTATAATCGGTGGACTACCAGTTACTGTAATGAATACCTATAATTTAATGTTCCCAACTACGATATTAGACATGGGACCTAAGTATTTTTGGTTATCAGAAATCAATCAGAAACCAACTTACTATGGGTATCAAATGGATAATTTTGGTCCCACATCTTGGAACGATGTAAGTAATTTGATACAACTATTTGTTGTTTCAAGATTAGTCAACATATCATTTATAAATAGTATTTTTAGTTCTGGTGATGCGGCACTATCTGGATTCTTCAGTAGAACTGGACAAAGAGTTGATGGTGACTACGCTCAGATGTTACAAATAAATTCTCAGTATGGTGTTTCACCTTTGAATACTGGTAATTACGTAGATGACCCCTCAATACCAGGTGATAATCCAATTTTCTTTTCTAAAGATAGTAATGGAGACCCTCTATTTGGTGTATTTTATTCTTCCTACCCTGAAAGTCGTGATTTAGTATCCCCAAGAAGAATTAATAGAACAATAACAGGTAGTACTAATAATTTTGTTGGTGATTATTTGGGTACAAAATCACAAGTAGTACCATTCTATCCATGGAGGAACAATGGATGGGGACCAAATGCTCAAACATCTATTTTTGGTAATGATAAGAATACATGGGGAACTCAATACAATGGATTCACCAATAAAGGTACAAATATAATCACTGACAAATATCAAAGTTTAGACAGACTGAACGCCCCATTCTTTATTGGTAATAATACTTTTATTGAAAATACTACAGGATACATATTCCAACGAAATGGGTTAGGACAATATAACCCGTCAAGTACCGGCTCTCAAAATTATGAAACTCTAACGAGTGCTCCTTGGTATTTCTACTTTGGATTGAAAGTTGGGGCCAATGCGATGGATAAATTCAGACAATTATACATTGGGGAAGAATGAACGAGAATTCTTATAGAATAGTCAAACCTGATGAGCAGTATAAATCGGCTCCTGATGCGGATATTAATATCAATACAAGTTTAGAACAAACCCAAGTAGACTTAATTGATTATGATAGGACTGTAACAGTAAATCTTGGGACTCTTTTTGATGGTGAAAGACAAAAATCTAAAATTTTCAGACCAACAATAAAAGTTTCATATATCTATGAAAATAACTTAGTAGGGTCGACAAAGTATGAGATTTTTAGAAATGAATTATTTTATGTAAATCCTGAATTATCTTCCCCATTATTAAATGGTAATGGTATATGGAGTGGATTACCATCATATCAAGAATTTGAGTTTATTAGAACTGATGTTAATACTAGTCAGGTAAACTTTGTCACTAAAAGTGCCTCATCATATAACTGGAGTGTGACTCTGTCATATCCATATGAAAATGATTATACAGTTCCGATGCAATACTTCTTTGATGATGGTTCATCGTTACCACCATGGGTTTCTGGAGATGGAATTCCGTTCTACATTGAAAACGCATCCTTCAATGGAATGCCCACGGTTCAATTTATTTGTCCTGTAAATCATGGATTATCTGTTGGTGAATATGTTGAATTATCATTTGATTATGATGGAATTTATACCTTCCAAGTTGACAGATTAGGTGATGGAACTTTTGGTTCTGACTTATATATTTTCAACATAGATGATGTTGGTTATACTGGTTCAACATTTAATGATGGACAACAAGGTGTTTTCAAAAGAATAATAGATATTACAAATTCTGCAGAAACAAAATCAAAATATTACGTAAGAAAACATAAAATAATTACTGACCCATCCGATAGTATAATAACAAGAAATGGTTTTGAACTTAATCCATTCAAGGATGGTTCAGGTTTTCAATTCTCATCACTAACACCTAACAATATTAGTAGAGTTGCAAAATATCAAAGTTCCAACACATATAATATTACTTTCGCTCACGATTTAGAAATACTGAATCAAAACGATAATAATAAAAAACCATTGAGTCAGGTTTTTGCTACTTTTCAAAATGTTGGGTTTTTTGGTTGGTTCAATAAGTTAAGGAGAGGTTGGGACTTTAATGTTATTTCAGGAAGTACAAATCCTTGGTGGGATTTGACTAATGGAAATGCTGTTGAAAACAATCAAACCACACAATTCCAAAGAGACGTTAGAGGTGGTACAACATGTTTTTTTGGTGCGGATTGTTACGATTTTACAGTGAATTTACCTCGACAAAGTGGAGATACAATGTACGGGGATTGGTGTGAATGGAATGATTACACCCAAACTGAAAGAGTAGTTTCTAAATATTTGAATAAATTAACATACTATCAAAAAGGTTTTGATGTGATGGGAACTCAATCTTCAAATCCGTTGGGATATTTTTATCAAGTCCATCATCCTATAACCTTAAAGGCTTTCTCTAGTTATGTTGAAACTGCTGATAATACTTTGGTAAATGAAGTTCCTTATTGGTCATATTTTAGTAATAATGACCAGCAATGGAGATGGAGAGATTTATATCCTTATGGATATATAGATACTGATAATGTGGGTGTGGATTTTCCATTTTTGAATGAATGTCATTACCCATTTACTAATATACCTTTTAGATTATTCCCTGAAGGTGTGTCATTTGACATAAATCAAACCTTTACTGGTTTTGTTGTAGACCCGATTATCGATGGCTGTGAATAAATTTAGATTACCAATTCAAAACAGAGATTTGGAGTTGGTTTTACCGATTGAACAAATATGGGATTTCTCAGGTGAACAACAAGCTATTGAACAATATGAGTTGTCCATATTAGAAGATATTCTAAATAAAGATGAAGATTTCGAAGTAACTAGATTTGAACATAAATTATATGGTTCGAATCAAAGTTCCGCAAATTATGAGTTTTATCTTTGGGACACCGCTCTATTGAATTACCAAAATTCTTACCTATCAAAATTTGATACTTCGGTAATCTATTATTATGCCAATCCTTTTACCAAATCTTTTTGGAAATTAGATTTATATGATTCTCCACAATTACGAGACCAACAGCCTTATATAACCATAATTCTACCTGTACAACAAGGTGGTTTGGAAAGTGCCATTCTAAATTCAACTACTAATGTTGAAATTAAAAAACCACTGTATTCTTTAGATTATATTGGTGACAAAGAAGGATTTTTTATTTATTGGTTGAAAAAGAGAAACTTCTTGAACATAGACACCTTTTATATGACTGCCAAATTCTTCAATGGTGGAACTGGTCAATTTACAAAAATGATGACGGTACCTCAAACTTCGTTGTCAAGTCAATATGATTTTCCACCTGATGAATATTTTTATTATAAAGTACAATTGGATTATCCAAGTCAAACATATGAGTTGTTTACCTATCCAGGTTTGATAAAAGCGGGGACAACAACAAACCCCATAAAATGGTATGAATATCTGAACCCATAATGGAAACGAATATAACAAAGGTAAGGATTTCCCCTGAGGTTTTGGATACAATTATCCATGACATAACTTATCAGGGTGATGTTTTTGGAGTTTATTCTTCAATGACTCAAACTTTGACGGGTGGTACCAATGGTAATTCTACTCTGACAGGTCTAACCATCCCAATTCTACTAACACAGAATACTGTGGATTTGGGATATTATTCTGTGTTTGATGGTGCCATTCTCCAACAAAATGTGGTAAACAATTTTATATTTTCTTCAACAACCTCAAATCCTTATTTGTGGAATGTTTATAATACTTCAGAAATCGAATTCAACGCATTTCTTTCATTGTCATCTTATACGTTGGACTGGGGTGATGGAAGTACACCACAAATAATAACTTCATACGCACCAAACTTTTTGAGTCATAATTATCCACCCGTTGCGAATGAATATACAATAACAATGTCCGCAACAACACCGTGGGGA